CATGCTGTGCTTCTTTGGCAATCTCTAAAACTTTATGACCATGTGACATGTTCAAAAGTCCTTCGTATATCGCCGTAGGGTAGGCATTAGGTGCAGAAGGTTGTGCTACGACATCTATCGTAACTATCTCGAATTCGCTCACCTGTCCGGTGGCTTCATTGACGTTGCCGCTTCCGCGACTGCTTACTCCCAATTTTACACCATTGTCCACCATAGTTTTCACTAGTAGTCCCATTGGTGTTGGGAGAATCTTTAATTTACCAAATCCGTTTGGACCGTCCATCCACATATTTTCTACCATGTGGCATACCCTGTCTAGGTTAACTTGTAACCCTTCTGGGTGGTCTACTTCTCCAAGGACACTATTGCCCGTTGTAATTTGGTCATTTAATGTTTTTACTGCCGAAGCAATTTCGTTCACAGGATATACACGTTGGTTAGCATTCTTTACCCCACCTTGTATACAAATTCCTTTCATGTACAAGTCCTTGCCATCGTTAGCAGATTCTATTACTAGATTTGCTTGATCGAACGTTAAGTTTTCTTGTAGTAAAGGTTTCATTTCCTATGTCCTTATTTGGTTACCGGCTTTGGTGCTGGCTTCAATGATTGCTTTCCGCCTGGCTTGTTTTGGTTTCCAGCGTCAGAAGTTTTTGGAGATGCCGCTTTAGCACCTTTTTCTTCTGCTGAGCCTTTAGCGATATTACCGGCAGAGCCGCCCATATCGTTTTTGCCTGCTACTGGACCTGATTTTCCTTCGCCGCCTTCAGAAGTTGCTGGAGCAGGTGCTTTTTGTGTATATTCTACAACTTGCTCTGCTTCTTCTTCAACTTCGTCTTTTGCTTCTTCAACTGCCGCTTCTTCGCCTTCAAACGCTACTGCTTCCTCAGGTTCCATGTCCATTTCTGGTTCCATGTCGTCTGCTGGTGCTTCCATGTCGTCTGCTGGTGCTTCATCGCCAGTCATATTTTCAAATTCTGATCTTAAATCATCGATAGCAGTTTGAAGGTCTAAAATTTCATCTTCCATACGCTCAGCGTCTTCTGGATCCATTTTTTCTTCACCTGCATCTAAGCCCATGTCGTCAGCCATGTCGCCAGCATCTGCTTCAGGCTCTTCACCTTCAGCGTCGTCTTCGCCCATGCCTACTTCGTCGGCTTTAATATCAGCAACTAAATCAGCAGTTTCGTCTTGAGAGAAGTTTTCTTCAACTTCATCTGTCGCTTCTTCTACTGTTTCGTCAGTTGCTTCTTCTACTGTTTCGTCGGCTTCTTCCACTTCTTCTGCTTCGTCGACTGCTTCTTCTGAAGCCTCATCGATATCAGCAAGATCTTCTTCGTCAATTAAGTTTTCGTAAATTTTACGAGACTCATCAACAGCGATCTCATGAAAAAGGTCTTTAGCCTTATCTTCTTCCTCATTGACTACTAGTTCAATAAGTGATTTCCATTTGTCATTCATGTTCGAACTCCTTGTTAATACACGAGATATGGCGCATTTTCGTAATAGTATTTACAAATATGCTAATATAATTCGTTAAAACATCAGATAATCGCTACTTTTGGCGAGGTACGTGATATTTCATTGTTTGTTTAATGTTGTTAATTGTTGTTTATAAATCGTTGCCTGAGTCTTGTTGCCCGTACTGTGCCTTAATTTTCTCTATCATTTTTGATTTTTCAAATTTCTTGGCGTCGTACATTCTTCTCAAGCCATTTATTTGACCCAAAGTAAGTTTGCTCTTTCGAGTGTTACCTTGTACAATGATACTTTGATCCTGCTCAGGATCGTAAAAATCTTTTAAATCGTTTTTATTATCTTTGTTGTCTAATTCAAATAGTTTCATGTTAATATTTATTCAATTATATTGAAATATCCTCTTCTGCTCCTGCTTCAGGTTCTGCTTCTGTGTCTCCACCTTCGCCGCCCAAATCATCACCGCCTAGGTCATCTCCACCTAAACTATCCAAATCACCACTTAATCCTCCTGGAGTAATTCCAGCACTTCTAAGTGATTTACTTCCTATAGCATTTTCTGAGTCACCTTGTTCCTCACGCCATAGTTTGTCATTCTCTGCCATTTCCTCTTCAGTAAGACCTAAAAATCTTTCTAAAGCAAATCTTTTAGAGATATATTGCATACCTTCCATCTGTGTAAAGTTACTAATACGACTAGCATCAATGTCACTTTGTCTATAACTAGCAAAGTTTTGAGGCTCGTTAAATTCAATATCGAATATCGAATTGTCAATATTAACACCTCTCCAACGTAAAAATAATTTAAATTCAGAGTCCATTGTACTTGCTACTAAACTTTGTAGTCGCATACAATACTGATTAAATCTATGTTCTTGGATTAGTGCTACACCTACTTTACCATCTGCTACTGTGTTAGTAGCGTCATCGCCCGATGTAGGCAAATATGTTGCTGGTATTCTTAAACCTCTATACAACTTATTAGTAAAGTATTTTAAGTCTGAAATTTCGCCTAGGTTTTCACCACCTGGCAATGTTTCAACTTTAGAACCTCTACCTTCTGCTGTTTGAGGGAAGAAATAATCTTCATTTGTTGATAATGGATTGTAAGTAGCATCCATCATACTTTGTCCACCACCTGTTTGTGTTGGAATACGTCTTTGGTGTATTTCGTTTTTAACTCTTTCAACATAACCCATTGCCATGTGTGTTGGCATGTTACCTACGTCAATGTAAAATACTCTACGCTCAGGTGCTCTTTGAACCCTGTATATAATAATAGCGTCTTCTAATAATTCTTTTTGTTTGAATACTTTAAAAATATTTTCTAATACACTTGTACCAAATGGCCAGTTATTATCTAACCCTTCAGTTAAACTTAAATGTACAACGTTTTCAGCATCTATAGAATTTTCAGTTACTTCAGTTTGTCTACCGCTGTACTGCCCAGCCTGGTTGTGTCCTGTTGTACTTGAACTAGGCGACATGTTTGCTGTTTCTGTATGTGCTGGTGCTGTAATAGTTAGGTTTTCAAAATTAGGAGCAATATCTTTTAATACATAAACCTCAGGTGCTTTACCTTTTGATTCATTAACAATAACTTTAGTTACGTTTTGTGGTTCAACCCAAAACCATTCAAATGTTTCCGGGTCTCTAATAAATGTTTGGTCACCGTACTTGAGTACGTTACGAAACATTTTAAAAATTCTTTTGTTAAAGTCGTTTAAACTTGTCCAGTTTTTAAGTTGTTCACTTAAAACTTTTACTTCTGTTTCAGTTGGATCTTCTTTAAATTTAAATGTAAACGGTGTATTGTTTTCCGGAGACTTCATTGTACAGAATTCTGCTAAGATGTCTATTGCTGTATTAACTTCCGAATCCATGTCCATAGATTCGTACTGCTGGTATCGTTGTATCCTATTTGGATGTCCTATATATACTTCCGGTAATTGACTTTGATAGTTTTTAAAACCTAGATCGGCTTTGGAATATCCACTAGCATTGCTAAGAGGACTTAGGCTACCTGTGTCAACTGTTTTAAAATATTTTTTCCAACTCATAATATTTGTTTCCTATCCCAATTAAACTGGGTGTAATGCTATTTATGTACTTTTTAACCTTGCTGAGCAATATCCTGAATGTGTCTATTACTTTTTCTATTAGATCCGAGTATAGCATTCAATTTAGAAACTGTTACATTGCCAATTTCTTTGTTACTTTCTAATTCATTTGTAGCAGTAGCAAGTAATTCGCTTAAAAGTTTATTTGTTTTATCAATTCCTGCTGTAACTGATGTAGTTCCGCTTGTTGTTGCTAATTCATCATTTGGTGTAATAGTTCCTCCAGTTGATGGAGTAAATAGTTCCGGACCTCTTTCACCAACAACATAAGGATTGTCCATTCCAACAGCACCAATGTTTCCGCCATACTGTTTAAATTGCTGTGGTTTAAACTGTCCATCATAATAATCAAAACTTGTATTAGCATTTAACCACGATACTATTTCACCTGCTTTGGCGTAGCCTGGTGAATTTTCGCCATTCTTTCTATAAAAATCTATAGCCTCTTGTACAGAACTTTGCTCTGCTTTGAATTGTCTCATCCAATATGGTTTGTCTTTAGAACCTGCTTCTAAGTATTGAGAATATATCTCATCAAACATCATTCCAAAGCCAGGGCCAAATCCGCCTAAGTTGTCATCACTACCATGAGATGCTACTGTGGCTCCGCCTGGTCCTTTAAGTGACCATTGTTTTGCTTTTATCT